ATCTGACCCAGGGCCGCAGCCAAGGCTTTCTTCTTGTTGTCGTCCATTAAAGTCCTCACGTAATCAATAAGGCCTGACGGCCAACACCTGTATAAGTAGCCAGTATTATTCCACAGCGTTCGCGGATCGCCTACCCCTGATTTTCGATTTCTCGTGCCGCTAGTCGCAACAGCCCCTCTAGCGCGGCCTTCACCGTTTGTCGGCGCACTTCGTCGCGGCCACCGGGGAAGTGCTGAACCTCACTGGAAACCGCATCGCCCACGCCCCAGGCCAGCCACACGGTGCCCACCGGTTTGTTCGGTGTACCGCCATCGGGCCCGGCCACGCCGCTGACTGCGACGGCAAACCGCGCCAGGCTGTGCTTCTGCGCACCACGCACCATCGACTCGACCACTTCGCGACTGACCGCGCCCACCGTGCCGAACAACTCGGCGGGAACATTCAGTTGCCGGGTCTTCTGCCGGTTGGAGTAGGTCACATAACCGGCCTCGAACCACGCCGAACTCCCGGGAATCCGCGTGATCGCCTCAGCAATCCCGCCACCGGTACACGATTCGGCCGTGGTGACGTGGGCGTTGAGCAACTGCAAACGTCGGCCAAGCTCGGCAGCCAGTTGAGTGATCTCTTTCACGGTGCGCTCCAGATCGGTTGGAATCACTACCACCGTACACGACCCGGTTGCGCTTTCAATACACAGACTCATTCAAAATGTTCGGGCGCCAGCGCTCTGACATAGGCCTGACAGGCCTGCAGGGCAATCAGTCCGCGGTCGCCGGCGTCGGTGATGGCGATAATTCGTTGAGCATGCGCCGGGTCAAGTCGGGCGCGTACGGCTGCATGATCCACGCCGCCGGCGCCGGCGGTGGCTGGCACCCCGCAGCCTTGGGCAGCATCGCCGGCGTCGATGAGGACTGACAGGCGCAAATCAGCAGTGGCAAGACGATCGCGCAGGCGATCTTGATCACGTTGGGCATCGCTCATGGCTCGATAGTGGGTTTGTTCACTGGCCGCCAGGCGTCGCTCGAGGGCCAGACGTTTATCCTGCTCGATCTGCTGCGCGCTGGCTGCGGCCGCATTCAGCTGATTGAGAGTGTCGGCGTTTAACCGCGCCTGCTCCGCGAGTTTTCGACCGTAGCGCCAGTCCTGAAACTGCCAGGCCAGCGCAGCGGCCGCCGCAGCCAGCAGCAAAATGCCGATCAGGCGCCAGGAGATGGACATAGCACCGCCCTCGCCCGCGCCCAGATGTCGAGCCGATCCTGCAGGCCATTCAACCCGCCGTTGATTCGGCGAGTGATGCTGTTGAACTGATCGCGATCGGCCAGATCGTTCAGGCCGTTCTGTTCCCAGAACCATGCCGCCGATTCCGCTGCCCATTGCGGTTGCTCAAGCAACTCAGGCAAGGACAGCAGACGCTCATCGCCGAACAGGCCGAGGCTGCACTGGCGATAGTTGCTGCGCCCGGTAATCTGGATCAGCCCGCGACCGCGGTACTTCTGCCCGTCGCCGTCGGCCTCGGGCGTGTTGCCCAGACGCAAGGCCAGCGTGCCCGTGTCGTATTTGCTCAGGTACTGGTTGTTGCCCAGCTCGCGCACGTATTGCAGCTGCCCCGACTCATGACCAACTTGTGCCAGAAACGCGGCGATGCGTTTCGGCGAGTCGATATGGCGGCGAGTCATTGCTTTGTTCAGTGCAGAAACAAAAACGCCCGCTTGGGAGCGGGCGTTGGGCATGATGGTTTTAAGGTCGTCTTCAGTTATTTGCATAATGCGTAATCCTCCCTGGATGCTCCGATTGAATCATGGTTGGCGAGCAACGGCCCCCAGCCATTTTTTTGCCAGAGTTGTCAGGGTGTTGTTGGGTACAGATTCTTCGAGTGCGTCATTCGATGGCAGCACCTGTCCGCCGGTTAACAGCCATTGCTGATACTCAAGCCAGTCGCGATTGGTCGTGTCCTGCGGAATAAACGCGGCATCTTCAACGCGCAATACACCACAGGCGGTCAGTTGATATGTCATGAGCTACCCCTAGATTTCAGCGTCCGCTGTCCATTCAATCTGCAATCCGTTACCGGGCTGACTGCTCACAGGCGTCACGGTGCCGATGGCGAAACTTCGCTGTGTCACACTTTGCACCGTGGTCCCCGTGCATGCCACACCCTGCGAGTAGTTCCAGACCTGACTGCTTTCATTTCCGGGGCAATACAGGACGACGGTGGGTTGCACTCTCTTCTGAACCTGCATGTCTATAACCATGCCGTATTGACCGGTATTCCCGGCCGCAGCTTGAGTGAACGTAACGATGCAGGTTACGACACCATTGTTTGCACGAATCGGTAAACGACTGGCAAACGACTTCTCGAAGTAGCGCTGACACAACATCAGCTCTTCACCAACAGGACGATATTCGAACGGCGTGGAAACCGGTCCCTCCTCGAGTTGAACCCGTGCAAGATCCACGGTTTGCAAAACGTTAAGTGGCAGATCAAAAGCCAACCGCAAGTAATCATTGGTGCCGAGCATTTTTCCCGCGATCACTGGCACCTGAAACGTCGCGCTGTATTTGGTCCATGCAGTGTTCAATGCAAAGACATCGACCACTTTGACGACGGCTTCCGAACCACCGTTGCCGAAGTACTGACCGATGGTTACCTTCAACGGGCGCGCGGCGTCGGAGCGCGCCCAAAATGTCACGGTGGCGGTTTTTCCAGCCAGCGTCCTGACCGATTCAACGCCTTGGGAAATCTTGTGCTCGGTAGCGCCAACGCCCGCCGTGGTTTGCTGCCAGCGCAAGAAATAGCTCGGCTCACCTGCCACGTCTGTCTGACCAGGGGCAAAATCCTGGCGGGAAATGGCCACGGCAGCATTGCCATTCCAGTCACAGCGAAAACGATCGGCTACATACCCACCGATATTGGGACCTTGGTTGGTTGTTCCGCGCTGCCAGATATCGAAGCCGCCATTGATCAGCACATTCCGGCGATAGACCTGCACCGGAAACTGCTGCAGGGGGTCAGGCTTCGATAATTGGCGGATGGCCTGCGCCAACTGATCGGTCTGTGCTTCATCCGGTTTCAAACCGGCCGCGGTAATTGCGTTGAGTATTTCCTGAGTAACACTGTTGCCCCAACTGGCCGGGATCAGCGATCCCGGTGTTCCGGCGATGGCGTCTTCGTCGACAAATTTGCCGTCGACCAGGCCGGAGCCCGGGACACTTTTTGGGTAATCCATGTTTATTTATCCTCGGTTGCTCAGCAAACCGCTCAACCATTGGCCTGCAGCAAGCGTTCGAGCCAGTCAGGTTCAACCGGCCGCGAACGTACGTTCGGGAAATCCGGATTGTCAGGCCAGTCGCGTAGTGCCTGACGGTACGTCAGGAGTTGTTTGAACTCTTCGCTGCGCAGGGTGATGCCCTCGCCCATTTCCAGTTCTTCGGCATCGCGAAGAACCAGCCATTGAGTGCTCTGCAGAACGTTATTGCGCCAGCCGCGCTCCAGGGCAATCAGCGCCACTGGGGAGACTTGCGGCTCGCCAAGGACTGGCTGACCTGTGGCAGTGGCGCTGATGACTTTGCCTGCGGCCTGGCCGGCGAATAGCTCAATGTATTGGGCCTGAGTGATTTCCACTGCGCCTGCTGGAGGTTCCGCTCCAGGATTTTCAACCCGGTCAAATCCAAGCGTTTGTGCGTAAAAGTAAATAGCCATGGTCAAACTCCCCAAACCAGAATGCGACCCGAAATTCCCGTCGATGGCTTGATCCCTGTGGAATCAATGTTGCGAACCCGCGCCACCACCTGAGTGGTGGTCGATAACCCCAGATCGAACGCCCAGACGGTCGCATTTGCGGCACTCCAGCCTGTCGGATTTGCCTCATTGGCGACGCCACCCAAAATGGCCGACGGAAACTTGATCGGCAGTGAAAGCGTCATGTTGCCGTTGGCGTCAGAGCCACCGACGACCCATTGCAGGATCAATCCGCTGGGGAATTTCTGATAACCCGGCGTGGTGAACTGAGCGCCGTAGGAGGCGCAGTGCTTCAACGCAGCCGTGCCATAAACCACCCAAGTACCAGACTCCCTGACGAAGTTCGCACTCTCACCGGCGTTCATCACGATCGACGCCACGTAAGCCCCTTGAGGGCTGATTTGTGAGCCGGTTTTGCTGGCTACCATGACCGAGCCTGCGTTGCGGCAATGCAGACTGATCGTCGCGCCATCCGGCGCCGAGGCTGCGTCCGGAAGCGTCACGGTATAAGTCACTGTGCCGCCCAGACCAATCGAGGAACCGACATCGGCCAGCGTCAACTGAGTCGCTGCGGATATCCCGCGAGCACTCGCATGACTGCCCAACGCTCGTTGTACAAATTGCGCAGTTGCCGCCGAGCGTCCGCTATCAAACTGCGGTGCTGTGTTGAACAGCGTCGGGCTGCGCAGCGCAGCGAGCAACTGATTAGTGGCCGACTCATTCGGCGTCATGCCGGCCGCTTGCACCACATTAAGAATTTCCTGCGTAACGCCATTGCCCCATGTCGCCGGAATCAGCGAACCAGGTTTGCCGGCAACCGGGTCCTCATCAGCAAATTGTCCATTCACCAGTCCGACACTGGGCACACTCTTGGGATAGTCCAAGGGTTGTCTCCTTAATCCGAAATATTTGGGGCTGGTCTCAGCCTATGAGTGCGGCTAACCGCGTGGGGACCGAAGGCCGGGAAACTGCGGAAGGAAATTGACTTGTTTCAGGCCAGTCGCGCAGCGCCTGACGGTACTCCAGCAATTCCAGATATTGCGCAGCCTTGAGCGTCGTCCCGCGCCCCAGCTCTTGCTCATCGCGATGCCGCGTCACCCACCATTCGGTGGCCGACAGGCTGGACTGGCGCCAGGTGCGTGCTGCCGCCAGAGCGTCTTGCTCCTCTACGACGACGTCAGAGATAACGACCGGACTTTCCATCACCGGCAACGGCGCAATCTCCTCGCGCAGTTCGCCGACAGGTGCGCCGATTTCGATCTGCATGCCCTCCGGCACGGGCACCATCGACTCGACGAAGGACGGGGCAAAAAGCTGGGTAATCTGGTAGTCGCCGGTATCGATCACCTCGACCGCAACGCCGTTTTCCACTCGTGCATAACGGGCCATTATTCGTACTCCCAGATTTCACAGAAGGCGTTTCCGCCGACGCCGCTGAGGACTGACGCGGAGGCACTGGTCGAACATGAACCACTGCCACCTGACCCTCGGTTTCCTGAAGTGCCAGCGCCACTGAGGCCCATCAACGGGCCACCGCCATCAAACGGACTCGCGCCTCCGCCACCCGCCAATACGCCCCAATTGGCGTTGTACATGGCATAGCCACCGCCTATTCCACGTGCGTTAGCGAGATTGCCGCCCGTCACGGTTTGTCCTCCAGCGCCCCCCTGAACGAAGCCAACTGCCGTGGCGGTCACAGGAAAGGTCAGTATTTGCCCGCCCATGCCACCGGACGCGCTCAGGTAACTGCCAAAAGAAGCGCCTCCGCCGGCCTGCCCCATCGAGTTACGTGAGGCACCACCAGCCCCCAGAGAAACAGGAACGCCGGTCATCATTTCTGCTGTCACGTCATATAAGCTCTCGGCGTAGGCGCCACCACCACCGCCACCTCCAATACTGTGATAACCCGCTGCCACCGGCGCACAGCCGCCTCCCGAACCACCAGCGCCAACCAGACGCACGCGAATCCGTTTGGCCCTGGGATTGGGCTTGTAAACCGTGATCCCGAGCGTCTCGATCTGCCGCACCGCCAACAACCGCCCCACCGCATCGGTGATGCCGTAACCGGCCAACGTGGTCGGGGTATTTTTCAGTTTGCTGAAGTCGACCAACGCGCCGATGGCCGCTGCCAACTGATCGGTTTTCGCTTCATCAGGCGTCAGACCGGCAGCCTTGATCGCGTTGAGAATTTCTTGCGTGACACTGTTGCCCCACGCGGCCGGGATCAACGAGCCCGGTGAACCGGCGAGCGGGTTTTCATCGACGAAGCCGCCGTTGACCAGGCCAACGCCGGGAATGCTTTTTGGATAATCCATTGCACTGCTCCCTGTGCTGAAAATCAGTTGGTTATGGCTGCGCCGGGAGCGACCGGCCAGGTAATCTCATCGGGGAAACCGGCCTGTTTTTCGATGCGGTTCAGCTCGACGCTATAGAGCTTCCACTCGATCAGCAGCAGTTGTTCGTCGTGGCTGGCATCGCCGATGTCTTCGGCGTATTGCAGCGGAGCGATGCGCAGGACGGCATCGCGTAACAATGCGTCGCGCTGGCCGAGAGATTGCTGTCTGATGCTCGCCAAACGAGCCTGCTCATCCAGCACCCAGGCGTTGTCGCGCCAGATGTGGAAGTCGCCTGGCCATGGCTGCGCGGTCAGGGTGTCCGGCAACTCACCCAGCTCGGTCCAGATCTGTTGCGCGCCGCCGTCCTTGCGATAAACCATGCCCCGACGATCGATCACCTCACGCGGTACACCGTTGATCAGTGCCCAGCTACGACCGGTTTCCGGCTCAGGCAACTCGTACGCCAGCTCAACAGCATTACCGGGTAACTGGATGCCAATGCCCGGCGTGACAATGAACTCGACTGGCCCGGACAGAGCGCCCGAACCATCAAATAGATAATTGAACATAAAGTGCCTCAGATGAGTTTGATGCGGCCGGGATAGGCGATGTTGCGCGGGCGGGATTTGAAGGCGTAGAGCAATGTTGCTGCGGTATCCCTCTGATAACTGGTATTCACCGGAAAAGTCGGACCACCATTGATCAATCCCGTCACGTATTGCGGTTCTTCCCGGGTATCCGCGCCAAAACTGGTCAAGCTATCTGACCAGTACGCGCCCACAGCGCCTGCGCCATTGGCACCTTGTGCATACGAATGAGTCGATCCAGTCTGAAAAGTACCCATCGCGCGCCCGGCATCCACACCACGACCTTCATCCAGAACCCGCAAGAATTCCCCTCGCCCTTCGGGGCCACGAAAGGTCGTCGCACCGTCACCCGTGGTCCACTTCCCCTCGGAGCCCACGCGTAAGGCTTCAGTCCCCAGCATTCCCGATTGCTGGGCGTGATCCCACAGCCACGGCCATTCCGCGCGTTTCATCACGGTGCCATTCAATGCACCGTATCCGCCGGGACTGAGCATCAGGGTCGTCTCGAAAAACGGCCGCCCCAACGGCGTATTGTCAAAGCGCCCGACCGGCCACCAACTCCCCGCCCCATCACTGCGCAGGTGCCACCAGTCACCGCCGCCCATCAATACGAAGAACGGATAACCGCTGGCCGACAGATGGGTGTGAAAACGAATCCCGTCAGTACCTGACGCCTGGATGACCATGCGATTACCGCTGTTGTCCACTCGACGAACAATCACGTCGCGCACACCGAGTGCGGCGTTGGCCGGAGGCAGCAGCACGGTCACAGGCCCCGGGCTGCCGTCGATCAGCACCAGGCCAAGCTCGGCCTCGGTCAGGGCTTTCGACGCGGCCAGTCGGGTGATGACCGAACGCATGGGGCTGGCCTTGCCGATAATCGACTGAATTGCCTTGAACAGCTGCCCGGTATCCGCCTCGGACGGCACCAACCCGCCACCGTTAATCACACTCAGGATCTCCTGAGTCACGCTGTTGCCCCACACCGCCGGAATCAACGAACCCGGGGTTCCCGCCACCGGGTTTTCATCGACGAAGCGGCCATCGACCAGGCCGACGCTGGGGACGCTTTTTGGATAATCCATAGTTAACTTTCCTTTACCTGGAACATTGATGGGCGATGCCGACAATGCAGCATCCATTCACTCGGCAGTCATCCAGGCAGGCTTTTTCGGTCGAGAGCGTTTGGAGGGGAATTTCTTCGCCTGGGGCCACTTGCGTAGCGCCTGCAGGTAATTCAGCAGGGTCAGATATTCAGAGTCGGATAGCGTGGTGGCTTTCATCAATTCCACTTCGTCCCGATGGCGATCACGCAACCAGACCACGCGATCAAATTCCTTGTCGCGCCATGCCTTTGCTTCGATCAGCGCTTGCTCGCCTGAAAGGGGCGTCGACTCGATCAGTATCGGCAGACCTTGCTCGTCATGGGACCGCTCGGTTCCGGCTGCAGGGTTAGCAATAACCGACTCGTAACGCTCGTCGTCAATTTCAACGGCATCGCCCGGGAGGCTCGTGTGATAGCCCGACAAATAAGTGTTGCCAGTGGTGCGGCTATAGAAACGTTTCATTTCAGTTCCCCACTCCCAGCACAGTGACAAAACCGGTGCCACCGGAATTACTCAAAACCTGCACCTGGCTAGAATCAAAATAGGTCACCAAGGGTGGAGTGGTGATATCAAAATAGGGTGCGTTTCCGCCGTGCGAATAACTCGCCCAAGTAGCGGCACACTGGGTCTTGAAAGCCACCGGCCAAGGTTGGGCAGCATAGGTTTTATCTGCAGCAATGGTGATCAGGACCCACTGGATCATGAAGCCCCCCAACCAACTCGGAAAGGCGATATAGCCGTTCGCGCCAATGCTGTAGGAAACACCAAACCGGAGCTTTTTCGGTGTGACGATGGCGGTGTCGTCAGTCCCCGCATTGACTTGGCTTTGGGTCGCGATCCGCGCCCAGCCTAAAACCGTTTCAGTGGCTTGAACCACTTTCTTTTCGATCGCTTGGAAAACGCGCTGCGGCGTCATCAGACGGCTGCTGCTGGTACCTCCTTCGGCCTCATCCTTGCTCGCCAAAGAATCATTTTTGTTCTTC